TGTCTTACATCACCATCAGCGAACTCAAAACCGCTTTAGGTGTGGGTGACCTGTACCCAGATGCTCAGCTCGACGACATTATTCAAACCGCTGAAAGTGTCCTAGAACCATTCCTAGACACCAATTCGGTGGGCGTCACCCATGCAGCAGTCATGGGCAATGTAGTGACGTTTTACACAGTGCGCCGCCATGCTTTCGCTGCAGGCCAGCAAGTAGTGATCACTGGAACTGACTATGACGGCACATATTTTGTGACCGATGCCAGTGGCTACATGTTTCACTGTGCGCTTACCCATGCTGATGTGGTACTCCATACCTATAAGCCACTGGGCACTGCGACACTATCGACCGCAGTTAGCTATGACAATGTCGTGGCAGTACGCACTGCAGCAATGATGATTGCCGTGGATGTCTTTAACGCTTGGACAGTGCCGGGCGGACAGGCTCAAGGTATCGACTTCCAGCCCGGACCGTATCTCATGGGACGCTCAATTATTAGCAAAGTAACTGGACTCATTTCTCGTTACCGTGACGTGGATTCGATGATCGGATGAGCATCACAGACGCCCGTAAGGAACTAGGTGCAGCCCTCGAGGGTTCAGGCTACCTTGTCTTTGCACAGCCCAAAGAAAACATGCCAGTACCGTGCATTGTCTTGGTGCCAGGTCAGCCATACATCGACTTTCCTAGCTTTTCACTAGATCGACTACAAATGTCTTTCAAGTGCACACTCATGGTTGCCATGATTGATAATGAAGCATCAATCGCAAACCTTGAAACACTCATGTCAAATTTTCTTGACGTCCTGCCTGCAGGTGTCGAGATAGGTTCATTCAGTCAGCCCGGACTTGTTCAAAACGGCCCGGTCGATTGCTTGACCACAGATATCACTCTTACAATTCACGCAACAAAGGAGTAAGGCCATGGCCAGAATCTACGCTCAAGGTCATGACTTGACCTTATCCATCGCACAGGGAACTGGTGGTGCAGCTGTTCAGTATGAGGACATCTGTTCATCAGCCACTTTGACTTACAATGCAGACCGCCAACTCATTGAGGCACTATCGGGCCAAAAGGCAGTAACGACTCAAAAGACTGGAACGCTTGATGTTGAGTTGTATCAGGATTGGGTTAGCACATCGTCCGGTACAACGTCCAACAGTATCTGTAAGGCATTGTGGAATTTGGCGAACACAGCGCCAGATACAGCCATCGCTGCAATTCTTAAGGTTACAGGTGCAACAGGCACAGCAAACGTCTACACATTCAACATCTACCCAGAATTCCCGCCAGTCGGTGGCGCAGCAACGGATGCACTCACATCCACTGTTTCATTCACTGTCGTACCGGGTTCAGTCGTACTCACAACCGCTTAATAGAAATGGGTAACGGATGAAAATCCACATCTCTTATGTCCATGCTGGGGTCGCTGGCAAGGTCACAACTTTGCCAGCCGACTTCATCCGCTGGGAACGTCACACGAAACAGAAATTTAGTGATCTGTGGCAAGGCGAAAACTTGCGTATCGGCCTTGAGGATTTGGCCGTACTCACATGGGCAGCACTAGCAAGGCAAGGCACACAAGTACCATTTGATATTTGGGTGGATAGTTTGGACAGCATCGATGATTTTAGTGATGATGACTCGGACCCCACCCAGCCGGAAGCCTTCAGCGACAGCGTCTAATATTCGCTTGTCGTGGGGTTGTCCGGCTTGACTGGGATGAGCTCGACTGGAAAGACATAGCAACACTTAACGAACTATTGCAGGAGCAATGACATGGGTAACAAACCAAGCCTGTATGTTGAACCTGACTCTTACTATGCGCTTCTCCGTGCTCTCAAGGGATTACCCAAAGAAGCCAACAATGAATTAAGAACTATGGCAAAACAGATTGCTTCGGACATTGTGAAACCATCTGTTGAACGGGCCATACGTAGCCATGCCGGGCCATACGCCGACAAACTTATTAAAGATATTAGGGTGTCACGTGATCGTGTTCCAAAGGTCGCTATCGGTTCACGCCGTAAACGATTTTCGGGTGGCGCATCAGGTATCCAGATTCGTTACGGAACCATTGTGGGACCGTACCGCACTGGTGGCCGTGGACAACGGGCAGACAAAATACAGACTTGGGCCGAGAATGTGCGCCCGGGCTGGCCTGACATTGCGGCACGTGACTACACACCAAAAGCATTTGATGCTTGGGATACTGCTGTCGAATCCATTGTCACAAAATGGAATAGGGGATAGTTATGGCTGCTAGTGGTTTAGGTCGTTCACTTTATGTTGGTCTCAAGGCTGATACTAAAGGTTTTGGAAAGTCGTTAAGTGCAGCTGAACGTCGCATGAAAATGTTTAAGAATACAGCCAAAGTTATCGGCACTGCTGTTGCTGCATCATTTGCCGCTATGGGTGCAGCTGCGCTGTTGTTTGGTAAGTCTGCGATCACTGCTGCGCTTGAGGACCAGAAGTCCCAGGTGCTACTTGCCAAGACCATCAAGAACAATGCTAAGAACCGCAAGGGACTTATTAAAGATTCTGAAAAGACCATTAGTGCACTTGAGTCGCAGTACAACATTATCGACGATAAGTTGCGCCCAGCATTTGGCAAGTTAGTTGTCGCAACCAAGTCCGTTAGTAAGTCTCAAAAGATTATCCGCACGGCCATCGACGTCAGCGCATTGTCCGGAAAGTCATTGGACACAGTTGTTACTGCGCTCTCCAAAGCCTATTTAGGATCGAATACGGCACTGGGCAAACTGGGTTTGGGTATTGATAAAACCAAGTTAAAGACAATGAGTTTTGACCAACTGCTAGGAACATTGGCAAAGAAAACTGGTGGTTCGGGTAAAGCAGCTGCAGGCACATATCAAGGTGCTGTTGATGGCCTGAGTATTGCATGGCAAAACTTCCAAGAATCAGTGGGCTACAAGATTTTGCCTAAACTAGGACAACTACTTAAGTACATTAAGACAAACCTCATTCCATTCCTTAGTCAAGTCAAAGCAGGATTCGATGGCATCGCCAAAGACAAGAATTCGCCTGCAGCGAAACTCGGAATTGCAATTAAAAACATGACTTTGTCATTTCAAGGCCTATTTACGTCATTAAGCGGACAACCAGCAACTAATGGAATTTCCGTTCTTGAGCAAATGGCTGGCGCACTCACGACGGTAGCAAACGCAATTAGTGCAGTGACCAACGCAATCGCAGGTAGTAAACGTTGGTGGCGAAAGTGGGGAGCACTTATTGGAACACTTACAGGTGCTGACCCGGGTAACTATGGCACAGGCCCAGCACCTGCATCAACTAGGGCACCTGTTGTTCCATCCGAAAGATTTGTTACACCTAACAGAAATATCAAACCCAGTTCTTACAGCATGTCTGGCAAAGGCACAACAATCATTAACCTAAATGGAATTGTGGACGCCGAGTCAGCTCGACGCAGCATCGAGCAACTGCTACAGAAGTCCAGCATCCGCACTGGGGCCGTATCTACTTCACGCACAGTCTGGTCAGCATGACAACTTACACGCCTTCATTTACTTTGGATACGCTCACTGACAATCTTGCCAATTATGCCGAAATTGATTCTGTAAGCATTTACGGTGGCCGTTACGATGTGATGAGCCAGCCGACACCTCGAGTGCTGACTGCACAATTAACCGTGACCGATTCTACAGGCTTTACGGTTCCCACCATTGGTGATCCAATAAAACTGTACGAGTCCGTCCTCGCTGTAACAGTATTTTATGGATTAATCACAGACATCACATTTTCGTACCGCAACTTTAATAACGGGACGGGCACCCCTACCTATTCCATTACAGCCATTGCGCATATTGCCACAATCGACTGGAACACCTGCACACCAACAGTGAGTTACGACCTAGATTATGCTGGCGCCCAAATTCTTCAAATGATGTCGGATTGGCAATTAACAAACCGTGGGACAATCAATTACGACTCAACAACGATGCCGCAGACCGGTGGCGCAGTCCTTGATCCTGTAGCCCCCAGCGAGACCGACAATCTGGGTGATGTTATTCGCTACACAGCCAACAGTGCAGGTGGCGTATTCTATGAACGATCAAATGGGGACATTTATTATGATCGACGAGTAGACCGCCAAAACCGTACTACTATCACACTGACAAGCGACTACATCAACTCAGACTTGACGTTCACGAAATCCATCACTGCAATTGGTAACGACATCACCATTATTCGAACTGGCACAGACCAGACCGCCAGCGACAGCACCTCAATCGGCAAATTTGGCAAACGCTCAGGCAGTAGAGATACACGATTGCATGATGCTTCCGCAGCTCTCACGTTAGCCCAAACATTTATTTCGGGATTCAAGTCCCCAGTATGGCGTCCCGATGCTGTACGTATCAGCCTACACAACCCTGCGCTCACCAACACAATACGCACATCACTAGCAACCGTATTTTGTGGAACCAAAATAACCATGCCAATTCCATCGCCAATCGGTTCAGGCACCGCCACATACTTTGTCGAAAACTTTACGCTCCAGCTTGGGCGAGGAACCTTTGACGTCACACTCGGACTAGCACCACAAAACGACAGCATCTAGTTAGGATTTACTTATGGGATTCCACAAACCAACCAAGACAAGCATAGTAACGTGCGCCTATGGCACACCGGGCTCAACATGGGCTGCAGGAAAGCACACAGGCACCGACTATGCAGGGCAACCGGGCGACATTGTTTATGCAGTCGCAGGTGGCGAAGTCGTGCACGCCAGTCGCATAGGTGGCTGGGGGATCGCCTACGGAATCCATGTAATTATCAGAACCGAAGGCCTCAAATACGGGACTGTGCACACCGCCTACTGTCACCTATCGCACATAAACCTCGACATTATTGGTAAGGGCAAAGTTGAGGCTGGAGACATAATCGGCTATGTGGGTATGACTGGCAACACCAAGGCCCCACACCTGCACCTAGAAATGCGTACTAGCCCATTCCTCTACAACAACGACACACTAAACCCAGAACTAGTCCTAGCCACCAAGCCACCAGCAAAGAAAGTAGCCAAGAAATGAGTCACAGCCAATTACAGCAACTTTCAGCAGCTGCAGGAACAATCGCACGAACATTTCTCATCACGTTTATCGGAGCCATCCTGACCGCAGGAAACTACTCAGAGTCATCATTGAAAGCGGCTTTGTATGCCGGAGCGGGGACTGCGCTCATGGTTATCTACAACTACCTGAACCCCAAAGACACAAGTTACGGCCGTGGCTATGTCTCAAAATGAACCCACACTAACCGAAATTATGCGCAGGCTCGACGAATTAGCGCAGGATGTCAAAGACATTCCTATCCGTGTGCAGGAAGAATTTGTTAGACGAGAAACATACACTGCGGAGCGTAGACACCTGGACGATCGTGTAAGCAGACTTGAGTCCCGTTCCGAGTGGA